GTTTCCGCGTCCGACAATACGCGCTCGCATGAAATTTCGTCCTTATGTACGCATTTATAGCGGTATTCGTTTTTGACGATTTTTTTGATCTCCGCTATTGCCATTTCTCGCGGGTTGCCTGTAAAACATTCAAACGTGAAGGACGGCATACCAGAATATCCCATAGGAATACTTGGCGCGTCTTTCAGCGTTTGAAATATCCGAAAGCGCATATTACCCGCTTTAACGCGGGAATACGGACATTTAACGCAAACGTAAAACGTTGACCAGCTTTCATCAACTTCGCGCGCTATGCTTTCATTCTCGGATAATGTTTTTCCAGATATGGACGTATGAAAGCCCGCCATACCAACCGCGCGCATTTCTTTTTTTCGCGCTTCAATTTCTTGTTGTGTTGCCATGTATAATCACCCCGCTTTCATTTGCCGATTATCTCAAGCTGGCGCGTATCGCGTCAGCCTCAAACAATCAACGCTTAAATCGTTGACGCCATAAAGAGAAAATAATCAAAGCTCGGATCACCCGCGAATAATTCCGCGATATTTACCGTGATTTTATTTATTGCATCGTTCGATTCATTTTTCTGCCTGTAATCGTCTCGCGATTTTTTGATTGCTTCCGCGATTTTAATATGGTCGGTTTTAATCATTTATTCTCACCTCCTCGCCGTTTCGGTCTTGATCTCACGCACACGCCCGAAGGCGCGCGCGTCAAGTCAACGCCCTATTTTTTTCAGTTCCGCCAGTGTTCCAGCTGGTATTAAATCCTCAATGCGTGCCGTCATGTTCTCACCTCCTCCTCTTTCAAAATATCCAATAACATCCACGTTCCAAGATGTTGCGCCCAAGCGTGGAATAATTCCCGCGCGTGTTTCACGTCCCGCGCTTCAATCTTTTTTTCACGTTCAAGCCAATCACTAACGGCAATACGCGTTTCGGTTGGTACGGAATATTGAACGATAAATTTACTCATAATACACACCTCCCAACGCACCGCGCACGCGGACAAGCCCGCACGCAGTGTATGCTTCGTGCCGATCTCGCGCGCGTTTATTCGCCCGCCGTGTCCGCGCCCGTTCCGCGCAAAGTTTGCACCCTTGCGCCTGATGAACAAAAACAATCCCGCGCCAACCGTTCACATCGCGCCGATTCCCGCCGTCCGCTTCGATATGTTCAATCCATTGCGCGCCGTCATAATAATCACCTCCTGACCGTGTGTGACGTTTAATATGTCCAGCTAAAACCGCACCGTACGCAAACTCGGATTTTATTCGCAGTTTCTCTGGGGTTTGTCTTATCGCATTGCGGACAGTCTTTTGCGTTTTCATAATGTCCGTTTGAAAATGTCCGTTTTCGTCCCCCGCGTTTTTCTCCAAAATAATATTTTCTTTCCTTGCCATGCGATCGTTTAATATTCTCGCCCATTTCAATAAAACGGCAATTTTCCATTGCATAATGTCCGCTCTGGTCAATGCGATCAATAGACGGACGCTCCATTGTTTCGGGCTTATCCCGACGAAGTATTTCTATCATATTGGCACGGCTCAACAGAAATTTTATCCCTTTTCCTCCATAATATTTATATTTTGGGTTGAGCGTGTTTTTACAGCGTTGTTTTGCGTTATTAAACCGCGTTAGCCTTACGCCCCACTCCTTTTTTTTTGGTCTGTTCATATAGAATAATATACACTAATTTGTGTGTGATTGTCAACTTATTTATTGTTTATTTTCCTCGTTCTCTGTTTCCCGGTCACCGCGCCAGCTGTTCCCTATCAACGAAACTGTCACCTGTTTCAACAAGCCGAAACTATGCGTTTCCCGTATTTAATGGGAAACATCGCATTTTAGGGAAACGCGCAAGCTGTGTTTCCTCAAGGCTGTGTCCTATGTTTCCTATGTTTCCTTTAAAAATAAGAGTTATAGAATAGTATATAAGATAATAGTAGATATATAGTGTATTATATACGGCGTAATAGAGGTTTAGAAAACGCGGCATTTTAGGGAAACATGGGAAACATGGGACACATCTAACAAGCTCAAGCACTTACGCTGAAATCATAAATATTTATAAGTCGCTCTAATTCATGAACTTATAACTGCCAACTTTTTTTACATCGTAAGTCAAGTTGTTCCCTTTCAGTAAGCGCAGCACGACACGATATGAAACTACTTACGCCTAAATACGTAACCGTAGTCATTGGACTTATGCGTAAAATCAGCCATTTACTATGACTTACACTCGCTCGCTCGCTCGCCTCGTCGCCCTTACCCCATAATCATACGTTTTCGCCCTGTGGCTTTTGGATTTCGTGGCCTGCTACAACAACGCGCCAACATGGATATATTGCCAGCGTTAGCGTTTCGGCGTCATACCTTACCGCTTTTCGTTTTGTGTCCCCCGCTTTTCGTGCTTTTGTTTTTAGTATCACAATCTCTAACCATATCCAACTCTCATTCATTCTTTCGTTGCTGTAAAATAAGCATGCTTTCGCCAAAACTGACGGGTAGGAGGGGGAATTTACGCACTACACTTGCGCCCGGCCCCCTTCATCCTATCCGCCTCATTTCCGGGAAAATTTTTTTAATATAAAAGGGTTGCGTTTTTATTTTTTAGTGTTAGGATTTTGGTTGTGAACATGCCAAGCATAAGCCTGCAGGAATCAAGCCGGTGGTTAAAAACAAATCAATGGTTAAATGTCAGGAATCGTATTGACGAGATATGCGCGTACATTTCGAGCGGGAACAATTTGATTGACTTGGCGAATAACGCGGGGTTTGAGTACGCGGTGTTGATGGGGTGGATAAATAAGGATAACGCGCGGCGGAAGATGTATGAGGTAGCGTTGCAGGATCGGAAGGAATGGATGGTGCAGACGTTATTGAGGGAGTTGCACGGGATATCGACGGCGGATGTGCGCAAGGCGTTTGGTGATGACGGAGAGTTGTTGGCGATGTGTGACATGCCTGATGAGGTGGCGCGGGCGATAGCCGGGTATGATGTGGATGCGGAGGGGAGCGTGCGGGTTAAGTTTGTGGACAGGTTGAGGGCGATGGAGTTATTGGGTAAAAATTTGCAGATGTTTGTGGAGAAGATCGAGCATATGGGGAAGGTGACGCTGGAGCATATTGTCGCGGGGTCGATGGGCGAGGCGAGGCCGATGGTGTCGGCGAACCCGGTGATAGAGGGGCCGACGAATGTTGCCGAAGCGGCGGAATAATAAGTTGTCAGCGACGAGGCTGCTGGTTATGCGGTACATGCCGGCGGGAAATAATTTTGAGGTTTTGAGTCCGCACACGCTGGATTCAGAGATGCCGGGGATACCGAATTGCAGGAATTTGCACAGGAGGTATCCGGGATTGCATTTCGACAGAGACAATCTTATCTTGCAGGTCAATTACAATCTAACAGAGGAGGGTGCGATGAAGAAATTACTTGCGATATTTATATCGAAGTTTTTTCCCGGAGTGCGAGGGAAGAGGACCCACATACATGCGGTGCTGGCCATCGCGTGTTATGCGTTTGCGGCGATGATATGTTATAAAGCCGCTAATTGGCTTGGCGTTGCCGTTCTCGTAGGGCTGATAAACCACGTCTGCTCCCAAGGCGCGAGCAGATGGACATTGCGGGCGATTGAGAAAAAGATCGACCTGCTGCTGGTGAAGAACGCGCTGGAACTTAAACGAGACTAAGAAAAACGAAAGGAGTAAATTATGCTGCAAATTATCAATTCTAAGCATAATGCGGACGCGAACGGTAATCCCTCCGGCGGAACGACGGAAGGAAAAGGGTTTTTGATCGAATGGCAAAACGGACCTCTTGGAAGGTCCGAGGACGGAACGCGAGTCGAACCGAACGGAGCGTTTGTTGAAGGGGTGATCGCCGCGGCGCTGGATCGGATCCAATATTATCAGGGGACGAAATTCAAGTGCCGAGAGAACGCGCTCGCGATAACGAAGCTCGAAGAGGCGCTCCACTGGATGCAGCACCGGACCGCCGACAGAGAGAATCGGAAGGTAGAAGGAACACACGCCGCTTAGGGGGTGATTTAGATGCCGAGCAATTCAAAGGTTGGTCGATGCGTTCATCATGTGATTAAGTCCGGGAAGGCGAAAGTAAATGCGATTAAGATTTGCCAATCATCGACCGGGATGAGTTATCGCTCTGGACGGAAATCGAAATGAGCGAGAACTTTTGGTGGATATTATTCGGCGTCGGGGGGGCTGATCGGCCTCGTCGCCATAATTGTTTCAGGCATCAGAGAGGAGGCGAGGGGGTATGGCAAAAAAGAAACCGAAGAAACGGAGGGGGTACTAATGGCTAAAGTCACAACAGCGGTCCGCAAAGCGGTTGAGTTGGAAAAAGGGAAGGCGCAGGTTAATATCGCGCAGGCGATGGATTTGGTTGAGGCGCTAAACCGCGTTCTTGGCGGAAAACTATATGCGCTGATACGCTCGATCCCCGAGTCGGAGATAAAACATGCTAAAGGCTGATTTGTCCGGGAAGAAATTTGGACGTCTCTTCGTTTTGCATGAGGGAGAAAGAAGATCTAAATATCTTCGGAGATGGGTCTGTGTCTGCGATTGCGGAAACAAGACAAGCGTTATAACAAATTGCCTTCTTTCTGGACGTACCCAATCTTGCGGATGTTTTCGGCGAGAAAGAATATGCGCCTCCTTAAAAACTCACGGAATGTCAAAAACAAATGAATACAGAATTTGGAGCGGTATTATTAAGAGATGTGAAAATAAAAATTGCCGCAACTGGCTTCGGTATGGCGGACGAGGAATAAAAATATGCGAGAGATGGCGAAATTCTTTTCAAGCATTTTACAAAGACATGGGGCCGCGCCCGTCTTTGGCCCACTCGATTGACCGTATAAATGCAGGCGGAAATTATGAGCCATCGAATTGTAGATGGGCAACATATAAGGAGCAGGCGAGAAATCTAAAAGCATGTCTTAAAGTAGATTTTGATTCAATCGCAAAGTCTCTTGGTATAAGCTATACGGCCGCTTACAAAAGGTGGAAGCGCGGGGTTTTGGTATGTCAGGGCTAACTACGGCACAAAAAAAAATAAAAGAATGGAGAGAAAACCCCCTAAAATTCGTAACGGACGAGCTTAAGGCAACGCCTGACATGTGGCAGGTTGATGTCCTTCGTAAATTCCCGACCACACAGCGAACGGCGATGAAGTGCTGCAAGGGTCCCGGGAAAACTTGCCTTGAGGCATGGCTGTCATGGAATTTCCTCGCAACAAGACCACATCCAAATATAGCCGCAACATCAATCTCTGGTGATAATTTATCTGACTGTCTTTGGAAAGAAATGGCCAAATGGCAGGGAAGATCCGAGTTTCTTAAAAAAGCATTTATCTGGACAAAGACGCGCATAATATGCAGGGATCATCCCGAGACTTGGTGGATGTCCGCGCGGACGTGGGCAAAATCTGGAGATATAACACAGCAGGCAGATACGCTGGCAGGGCTGCATGCCGACTATATGTTGTTTATTATCGATGAGGTTGGAGGAGTCCCGGATGCGGTGATGGTTGCTGCGGAGGCGGGGCTTGCGACAGGGAAAGAAGCGAAGATAGTTATTGGCGGGAACCCGACAGCATTGGATGGACCATTGTATCGCGCATGCACAAAAGAGAGGCATCTTTGGTATGTGATTGAGATAACAGGGGACCCGGACGATCCGATGAGATCGCCGCGAGTTGACGCGCAATGGGCGAAGGATCAGATCGAGACGTATGGGCGCGACAATCCTTGGGTGCAGGTAAATGTGTTCGGGAAATTCCCACCGGCAAGTTTAAATACGCTGCTCGGGCCGGAAGAAGTTTCGGCGGCGATGCGACGCGTTTTAAGGCCGGAGCAATATAATTGGGCGCAGAAAAGACTCGGGATTGACGCGGCTTGGCGCGGCGATGATAAGTGGGTAATTTTTCCGAGACAGGGGCTTGCATCGTTTATGCCTGTGGCAATGAGGAACCCGAAAACAGAAGAGATCGGATCGCGGATAATTCTGGCAAAACAAAGGTTTGGATCGGAGCGCGAATATTTTGACGATACCGGAGGGTTCGCTGCCGGAGCATCCGACTATTTTGCGGCAGCCGGATACGTTCCGATACGGATTGATTTTTCAGGCAAAGCTACGGATCCGCGATTTTATAATAAACGGTCCGAGATGTATTGGAACGCGGCGCAGGGAATTAAAAACGGAGCGATACTTCCGAACGTGCCGGAACTTCTTGCCGAAGCATGCGCGACAACATACACATATAAAAACGGCAAGATGTTAATGGAGCCGAAGGACTTGGTGAAAGTGAAACTTGGAAGGTCCCCTGATTATTTCGACGGGTATGTTCTGACTTATGCCGAGCCAGACATGCCGGCGCAAGGGACAGCACAGGCCATGCTTGCTGGCAAAAAATACGAGAGCGAATACGATCCTTTTTCGGAGGTTCGAATGGGCATGGAGAATTAAATATTATTGACAAACTTATGGGAGCGGTGTAATAGTATGATTGAAGTTAGAAGTGTTCAACCGGAAGATGTTGAGTGGGTCTTAAGTGAAATAAAAAAGTTTTCTGATTTTTACGGAACAAAACATCCTCCGATGGGCGATGAGCAGCATATCAGAAATCTGATCGAGGAGTTTTCAAAAAACCATGTATTCATTGTCGCAGAAAACAAAACGGTTGGGCTTATGGGGTTCATCGCGGCAATGTTTTCGCCGCACCTTTTTAATCCGAAGATTAAGTGTTTTTCCTGTGTCGTTCTATGGATAGCAGAACCATATCGTAATTCAAGAGGCGCATCCATGCTGCTAAAAAAATTTATAGAGATAGGAAAAGCAAAAGCAGACTGGACCATCCTTGGTGTCAGCAATAAATGTCCTCTTAAAGGATCCTCGCTGGAAAATCTCGGGCTTAAACAAACCGAACAAATGTTTTTAATGGAAACGGAGGCAACGCCATGCCCATATTAGCCATCCCCCTTCTTGCGGCTGCGGTCGCCGGAACCGCGTATAGTGTTTATTCGTCAAGCCAACAGGCGAAAGAATCGAAGAAACTTTCACAAGCGCAATCCGCGCAATTATCGGCGTTAGAACAAGAGCAAAAAGAGGAAGAGTCAAAGCCCGAAAAGTCAGAGGCCGGCAAAAGAGCGCGTGAACGTCAGAGGCTTCGCGCATCTCAAGCCGTAGGCCGCAGGGACACGATTCTTACCGGGCCAATAGGAATTGTTGGGGAGCCGGAAGGCCAGCGCAAGACATTATTGGGGCTATAATTATGAAATGGTTTCGAGCGGGCGATATTGTTGGAAGGCTAACGATAATCCGTTTTATAAAACATGCCACATGCGGAATGAAAATGTGGCTCGTTCAATGTGAGTGCGGAACAGAAGAAGTTCGGTTATCGTCAAATATTAGACGTGCCGCAAGGAAAAATACGGGATGTTCTGTATGTGGAAGAAAGAAATGTGACGAAGCAAGAAAAACTCATGGAGAAGCGAATAGTGTTCTGCATAAAAAATGGATGAGAATGAGGGCAAGATGTCATTGCCCTACATCAACAAACTATAGGTGGTATGGAGGCAAGGGGATAAAAATTTGCGCAGAATGGAACGATTTTATTGTTTTTAGAGATTGGGCTATGGCGAATGGATATAAAGAAGGGTTGACAATCGACAGGGTTGATCCGTGTGGAAATTATTGTCCTGAAAATTGCAGGTTTATTTCTTGGTCTGAAAATTCTCGTTTGACAAGAGAATATCATAATAAAGGAAAATAAAATGCCAGAGCAAAATCAAAGCTCTTTTTATAAGCCACAAACAAAAAGACAGCAATATGAGATCTTAAGGGCGCAACTTGAAATTGAAAGAGCATCGTTCTTGTCCCACTTTAAGGAGCTTGGCGACTACATTTTGCCTCGTCGTCCGAGATTTGAAGTTACCGACGTAAATCGCGGGGAAAGAAAAAATCAAAAAATCATTGATTCAACGGCGACGCTGGCGATTCGCACCCTTCGGTCAGGAATGATGGGCGGAGTGACCTCGCCGGCCCGTCCGTGGTTTCGTCTGACAACTATCGACCCGAACCTTGCCGAGTTCCGGTCCGTTAAAGTATGGCTCGCCGAAGTATCGCAAAGAATGTCGAATATCTTTTTGCGCTCAAATCTTTACAATGTTCTCCCTATTATTTATGGAGATTTAGGATGTTTTGCGACAGCCGCGATGGCCCTCGAAGAAGATTTTATAGGCCCGGTCGTTCGGGCGTATCCTTTTCCTATTGGAAGCTACATGCTTTCAAATAATGAGAAATTAAAAGTGGATGTCTTTTTCCGCGAGTTTCGCTACACAGTTCGTCAGCTTGTGATGAAATTCGGGCAAAAAGATGACAAAACTGGAGCGGCCATGTGGGAAAATTTCAGTTCCCATGTTAAAAATCTTTGGGATTCCGGCCAATATGAAACATGGATTGATGTTTGCCATGTTATCCAGCCAAACCAAGAATACGATGGCCGCAGGCTGCAATCAAAATACAAAAAATATTCATCCACATATTATGAGCGCGGCGTTTCCGGCCAGACGCAACAGGGCTACATAACGAGCCAAGATCAGGACAGGTTTTTAAGCGAAAAAGGATTCAATAATTTTCCGGTTCTCTGCCCGAGATGGGAAGTAAACGCAGAGGATGTTTACGGAACGGATTGTCCCGGGATGACATCCCTTGGAGACATCAAACAGTTGCAGCTTGGTGAGCGGCGCGCGGCACAAGCGATTGAGAAAATGATTAAGCCGCCAATGACAGGGCCGACATCTCTTCGGAACCAAAGCGCATCAATACTTCCGGGGGACATAACCTACGTTGATGTCCGCGAAGGACAACAAGGATTTCAGCCTGCGCATGAATTGAGAAACCCTCCGATTGATGCGCTTGAAAACAAACAGAATCAGATTCGCGCAAGAATAAGAAAAGCGTTTTATGAGGACTTATTTCTTATGCTCGCGCTTGATCCGCGAAGAGAGCCTCCGACGGCCCGAGAGATCGAAGAGCGCCACGAAGAAAAACTTTTAGCGCTCGGGCCTGTACTTGAACAGTTAAACCAAGACCTTCTTGATCCCCTAATCGACAACACGTTTAATATTATGGTTAAACGCTCGATTGATCCGAGGACCGGCGAGTTGTTTGATGGGGCGATAATTCCAAAGCCTCCGCAGGAATTAAGAGGGCAGCCGCTTCGCGTCGAATACATTTCTGTTATGGCGCAGGCGCAAAAAATGCTCGGAATTGCAGGGGTGGATCGCTTCACAAGTTTCACGACAAATATCGTGAACTTAACAAAAAATATTGAGATTCTCGATAAAGTTGATTTCGATTATTTGCTTGAAACCTATGGCGACATGACGAGTATTCCGCCGAAGATTTTAAGATCATCGGATATTGTCGCGGCGATTCGTGCGGAACGCGCAAAGGCAGCACAGGCGCAGGCCCAAACACAAATGATGAGTCAAGGCGCAACTGCGGCCAAGGACCTCTCGAAGGCCGACATGGATGGTAATAATGCGTTGACGCAACTTATGCAACAGGCAAAGGCCGGGGCCATTGGCCCTGTTTAATTTATGGCACAAAACGAAAGAGTCCTCGTTCGCAACTCGGCGGACGAAAAGCAGGTTCAAGAGGCAAAGCGAAAAGAAAAATTTAATCGCGATGATGAACTTGAGGATCTGCGTTTTGTTTTATCGTCAAAGCAAGGAAGGAGATTTTTGTGGAGGTTAATTTCTTGGTGTGGCCCATTCAAAAGTATCTGGTCAAACTCGGCTGCAATCCACTATAATTCAGGAAAAGCCGACGTTGGAAATTTTTTAATGGCAGAGACAATAGATGCGAGCAAAGAATCTTTTTTAATGATGCAAAACGAATGTATGCTTAAACAAGGAGAGCAAAATGGGGTGGACAAGAGCCGATCTGTCTGGACATAAATTCGGGAGATTAACTGTTATATCTTTTTCTCATTCAGGGAAAAACAGGAAATCCCACTGGCTTTGTCGTTGCGATTGCGGGCAGTCAACCGTCGTTCAATACAACAATCTTGCCTCTGGAGGAACAAAATCTTGCGGGTGCCTTAATAGGGATCTGTTAAAAAAAAGACATACAATTCATGGTATGAAATGGACTCCGGAATATAATTCGTGGCAAGCAATGATACAGCGGTGCATAAACCCGAGGAAGCCAAAATGGAAAAATTACGGTGGACGCGGAATAAAGGTTTGTGATCGTTGGCGTCACTCATTCCAAATCTTTTATAGCGATATGGGGCCAAGACCATCGCCTAAACATTCTATTGACCGCATTGATAATAATGGCGGCTATGGACCTGAAAATTGTAGGTGGGCAACACACCACGAACAGGCAAACAACAGAAGGAAGCCAGAAAACCGTATCAAAAAATTTATGGAGGAATCGCAATGCCAGATTTGATAAAAGAAGCTGCGGCAGGCACACCCCAAGCAGCGGATGCACAGAAGCCCCAAGCTGACGCAAAGGCCACACCGGATCCGGCGGCACAAGAAAAGACGCCAGAACAACTCAATGAAGAAGCGATTGCAGCGCTGGATTCATGGTATGCAAATCCTTCTGACGAGACAAAGGAGACGGTTAAGCAAAAAGCGTTAGCGGCAAAAGACGCCTTGTCAAAGGCGAAAGCAACCGCAGCAGAAGCGGCAAAAAAGGCCGAAGCAGAAGCCAAGAAAACGGCGGAAGAAGCGGCCAAAAACAAACCACCGGAGCGTTATAACTTTGTTCTGCCAGAAAAGTCACTACTTACACCGGCTCTTACAGAGAAGGTGGCCTCTCTTGCTAAAGAATATAATCTTTCACAAGAAAAAGCGCAAAAGTTTGTGGTGGCACAAAATGAGATGTTGGCAGAATTTGTTAAGCACAACTCGCCGGACGGAGAAGGATGGAATAAGCGTTTGGATGAATGGGAAGGATTATATACTTCTGACCCCGAAGTGGGCGGCGGGAACAAAGACACCCTTTTGAAAAATGCTGAATTAGGGAAGCGTGTCCTGATGAAGTTTTTTGACAAAGAAGTCGCAGAAGAAATTTACAGGACCGGATACGGTTCTCATCCGGGATTTATACGGGGATTTATCCGTATCGGGAAAGCGATGGGGGAAGATACCTTCCACCCCGCCGGACCCAATACCTCGGACAAGAAGCCTATCGAAGAAGTGTTTTATGGAAAACAACCTGCGGCTCAAACTTAAAATAAACAAGGAGTAAATAATGGCCACACTTGGAACAAACGTATTAACGCTGGCAGATTGGGCGAAACGCCTTGACCCGGATGGAAAAGTCCCGTCAATCGTTGAGCTTTTAAGCCAGACGAACGAGATTTTGATGGACATGCAATGGATTGAAGGAAACCTGCCAACGGGGCATCGCACGACCGTTCGCACAGGGCTTCCTACCGCAGCATGGCGTCTCTTGAATCAAGGCGTAACGCCGTCCAAGAGCCGCACCGTCCAGATCGACGAAGCGACTGGAATGTTGGAAGCATGGTCAGAAGTTGACAAAGACCTTGCCGAATTAAACGGGAACACGGCCGCGTTCCGTCTTTCCGAAGCACAGGCGTTCATCGAGTCCATGAATATCGAAATGGCTCAAACGCTTTTTTACGGCAACTCGTCAACATCCCCGGAAGAGTTTACGGGATTGGCGATCCGCTATTCTGATCTGTCGGCTGACAATGCCCAAAACATTGTCTCTGGATCAGGAGCCGGCGCTGACAATTCTTCCATCTGGCTTGTTTGTTGGGGGGCCAATACGGTTCATGGGATTTTTCCCAAAGGATCGAAAGCCGGACTGGTCCATGAGGACATGGGGCTGGTCACGGTCGAAACGTCCGCTGGAATCGCCGGAACGCGTATGCGAGCGTATCAGGACCGGTGGCAGTGGAAATGCGGCATAGCGCTGAAAGACTGGCGTTATACTGTG